CACAACAATCATATTCTCTTCCGTAGTAAGCAGGTAGATTACCATACCAAGATGATTTCCTTGGAGGATAGCGCATTCCTGGTTCGATATGTAACCCTGAGAAATAAGTTTGTTTTGAGTTCGGCATGCCATCCTTGTCCGACCAGCTGTAATACCAAGGATAATCGTTCGAATAAGATCTAAGTCTATCTTGCATTCTTTGTGAATAAAACTCGTAACGACCTTGTTCTATGTCTCTGAAATAAGACATTTCCTTAATACCAACGGTCTTCGAATGTTCTGTCTCATGAGCCACAATCCCCGCGTTCATTTTTCTGGCGTAAATTTCTGGCATCGCCTCATAGTAAGCTCTATGGAGAAGATAAGGTGCGATATAGTCCTCGAGCATAATTCTATCAGGTTGAGACATTGTCCCACCTGAAACTTGGACTTGCATTACTAAGTTCTGATAATACTCATATCCCTTGGTTCCTATTAAAGTCTGCAGACCTAATTCTTGTGCCATGAAAATTGAGCTGACTAGAAGTGCCATATCTACATTCTGATGGATCGTCGTCCAGTTTTTCAACTTGGTTTCCGATATTAGTAATACTTGTTTTGACATATTATATTCCTTTGATTTGTCCTTCTACAGCTTGCTCTATATCAGGTAGAATTTGATTTTGTTCTATCGCAAGTTTTATTGGCTTTTTATCTCTTAAAAATAAAACCTTTTCGAAGTCCTTTATCATGGACTCTTGAACTGGCTTAATAACAATTTCTAAGAATAAATTATATGCATCAATTAATTCACTTCTGCCTCCAAGTTGTCCCGCCTCCTTAATTCCGAGGATCATCGGGGAGGTTATTCTGTGAGAGGTAAGTATTGTCTGTTCGATTTGTGGTGCCATTTGACTATACCAAGCGTCACTCGCATTATTAGGAATTGGAGTTATGACTGGTGCGGTCTCAGGATTTTCACTGAAGAACAAGAACCACTTTCCTGCATTATTCGAAGATGAATATTTGGCGTCAAGTTGTCTGTATATGATGTCTCTCTCCTCCTCTGAAGGAACCCCATTGGTAAAAGAAACTGCGACTGATGGCATCATTGAATTCTGCATGTTATTTAAATGGAAATTCTTTACCTCAATATCTAATTGAATTGTTGTAAGTCCTCCGAGGTAGTCAGGTGGGGGATAATAGGACATACCCGGTGAGTAAGATTTGAAATACATTATCTGACTTGGTTCACCATCTTCCATCAAATCGAATGCAGGTATTTCTATGGCTTTATACTTATTTTGATTTAAAGTAGTTGAACGCCAATCAACAGAATAAAAGAAATGATTTACCTTACCGAAAGTATCCTCTTTACCTGCTCTCAACTTTGAGAAATCACAGTGATAGAATTCTGATATTGAACCATCATTACCTTTCACAATATTCAAGGCGTAACCTCCAAATAAAACTCTATCAGTTACACACTTCTCAAATACTTCATACACGGTTTCATTTCTATTAGCCATCGCAATTGCGTTCTCATCCCCTTCAGTCACAAGCATATTTTTTCCTTTTACACCATAGTCAATAGCATTGATACAAGCTCTGTTAAGAGCTGAGTATTGATAGAGAGCCATAAGATGATTCGGGAATAAATTATCCTCACCAAAAAAAACCCAGGGTTTGTTCTTAATCACCTCTTGATACTGAGGGACGTAGGCTGCGTTGAAATCTTGCAGATGAAATGTATATTTTGATTTGTCCATTACTAATAAATATCTTATTTTTTGTTTTTATACATATTTGCTGGATAAGTAGTTAAACATCTGACCCATTTGTGTATCGTCCAATTTATAACCGAAAAAGAATTGTTCTGTTAGTTTCAAACCAAATGTTCCATTACCTAATAATTTGAAGATAGGATTTGTTGCTGTGATTATGTGTGATCCGTTTTGATTGGTAGCATCAACTAAAACACCATCTATCCATAATTCAGTATGTGCTGTATTTGTGGTTTGGAATACACGAACAGCACCTTTATACCAAACATTATCACTATAACCGAATGCCGGTTCAGGACTTGTTGATGTTCCACCTGTAAAGAATGTATAAGTTCTAATTCCAGCGCCACCGAATGATGTAAAGTCATCTGTTGAGAACCACCTATAACTTTGTGTATTTCCTGAATAATCTTGGTTCTGATCTGACTGTGCGACAATTCCTGAACTAAATGCAGTTCCGCTGAAATGGAAGAAATGAGTATATGCTGAAATTGATGTATTATAATCACCACTCAAACTGAATAATCCATCGTTCTCTGCTGATGTTGCTCCTGATACACCATTGAATGCTGTAGGATAATAAACTGGATATTGACCTGTCTTACCTGTAAAGTCAGGATAAATTGTTAAGTTCTTCGAACCTAAAACAGATGATCCTGCCAATGTCATATTATTCGGATTAGAATAATCTAACCACCATAACGCATTAAGTAAGTTTGGATCTATTGCTTGTGGCGGTGTTGTGCTAGGGGTTGGAGTTAAAGTTGCAGTCATCGATGGTGTATTTGTCGGCGTGAAGGAAGGCGTAGGAGTGACGGTTGGAGTCATCGTCGGTGTGACTGGTATTGGTGGAATATATGGTATATCAAATGTATAACAAGAAACAGGACTAACGATATTACTGATGTAACCAAATCCATCATCGAAGTTCACATAGTATATTGGAATCCCACTTTGGTTTTCCAATAGGGTTATTGTTTGATTAGGGAAGTCCAAACTCCATTGTAGTCCAGCAACATTCACGGCAATTGGAGTATTTCCACTGAAATAGAATGTTCCACCTGCGATCGAACTAGTGCTCGGTATATCACCTATCAATTGAGGATTGGTTGATCCTGAATATAATTGGTAATGACCAGTTCCACCCGATGGACTATAATAACTTAATAACAATTGAGTATTACCTGTATTATAATAAACATTTGTAACGGCAGCATTATTACCTATTTCTAACCACTTCGTAGTCGCTGAAGTTGTTAAATTGTATAGGTATAAAGTTGAACCTGTTTGGAATTCGAAAGAAGCATGTGCCCCGACAATTAAATTGTCTTGATCGTAAATCCCCATTGTATAAGTTGCGTTTGGTGTGGATGCTGATGAGTCCCATAGTCTCCAAGTATTAACTAATGTTTGATTGAAACATCCACCTGAAGTAATCGTATAGTCATATTGATAATAGTTCGAACATCCATCAGTAACAAACATTCTATCATCATCCATTGCTATTTGAGCCGGTAAACAACCTTCAAGTGGGGTTAATAAATTAGCGGTAGTTCCTGTGTTCTTATAATATAAACTATTGATAGGAGAATATCTAGCAATATAGGTCGGACAAGCACCGGTCAATTCAATAGGACAAACAACATCAGTATTACCTGAAATACAGAAAACTTCTTGCTCTGACATGTAAACAACATTTTCGAATATTTCGTTTGATGAAATATACGGTTCGTAGAAACATTCTTGTTCTTGGTCTTCACCCACTATAACAACGGCACGACCACTTTCTAATTTATTATAGGCTAATGCAGGATCAGTATTAGTTGAACTAATTTGTTCGTAAATAGAGTAGTAATACTGTCCTAAATATTCAAAATGAATTGTTGGAGGCACGGTTGAAGTATTAGTCGCAACACCTTCAACAAATCTGAATTTGTCATATCGGTTGTTCGAAGTAATAACTTCGGGTATAAAACTTACTCTCTCCTTTGATGTAATATGTCTGAAAGAAAAAAGATAATACGGATTGTTAAGTGTCTTGTTCATGGACACCGTGGCAATCGGGTTATTGATTTGGTTCTTTCTTATTATTAACATCTTGGCTGATTATGTAATGTGCATCTAGTTTATCGTCCATTAAAACAAAAAGGATATTCATTATATTATTTGATTTGTTCCACAAACATTTAACCCTTCTGGTAGTTGAATTATATTATCCACTTGTTGTGGTGTCAAACAATCTGATAATTGTTCCGTATCAATCTTAACCACATAACCCCAAAATTGTGTATAGGCACTTGATGCATCCAAAGAACATAATGCTATTGCCCCATCCTGCCAAGTTTCAGTTCCTGGTTGTGGAAATCTTAAACAATCGTCTATTTGATTAATAAGGTCTAATGCTTGTTGTGCTTCTTGCTCGTTATATTTTATCCATCCTTCCATTATAATATTCCCCACTTGGTTTTAAGATAGTTTATTAAGTTCGTTTGTTGTGTAGATGTTAATTCTTTATCAAACATCATAATTTCACCAATCTCACCAGGTATTGCTCCGAAACCTGATTGTGCGTTTATAATTCTAAATGTTGCTGAAGTCAATATACCAGGCATCCCTGTATTTGAAACAAAATTACTTACGATAGTTTCTGTTTGAGCAGAATTATTTACACTCAAATAATCTACAATTGTTGTCGCAGAATTACTGAAATAACCCTGAACTACATGTGGAGTAGTAAATGCCGTGTAAGGAGTGAATGCTGCTCTATACTCAAATCCTCCTACAACTTGATAATTAGCATATCTTGATAATTGTGCTTGTGGATAAATATTACCCCAAGCCGATCCTGAACCACCAACATTACCAGCGGCTGCTATCGGATTGAATGGATTTGTTCCACTATATTTTAATACCATAAAGCTATTCCAAGCACTGCCCGTTAAAGCAAGATTCGAATTCAAAAACTCATCACCAATAGTGACAGCACTCATACCTGTCCCCATCGTTGAAGCCGACCAACTCGGTTGATCGGATGCTGTTCCTTGTGAGAAACTTGTAAGAGCAGTCCAATTACCCTTATTGGATATTGATGTAATATATTGACCTGATCTTAAACTTAAAGTTGAAGCATCATTAAAATCAACCCAAATCATAGGGTTAAGAGTTAAAGGATTGAATGGTGGGGTAGGACTAGGAGTATTAGTCGTAGTCGGAGTGTTTGTATTGGTTGGTGTTAAACTCGGAGTGGGGGTTGGCGTGTTCGAAGAAGTGGGAGTGGGAGTCGGAACAGGAGAAGCCCATTCATCATATCTCCACTTGTCCTTCAAATATAATTCAACTTGTTCTACTTGATTATCAGTCAATACAGTATCAAAATACATAACCTCACATAATTCACTATTCATATTGTTATAACTAATCGTTCCACCTGTTGTGATGCTAGTTATACCAATAGTGAATGAGTTGATTTGAGGAGTTTGTGTTGTTCCTGTAAATGCGGTTGTGTTTGTTCCTGCTGATTGGTTTAATTCCCAAGTTGCGAATTGACCGGCAGTAAATGGTGTTCTTGTTTGGAATATGTATTTGTCGTTTAAT